CATCGCTCCTCGCAGGGGACGCGGAGCAGCGCGGCATGATTGACGGCATCGCGGGGGCTGGTCTCCGGGTTGTAGAAAATGGAACCCAAGCAACCGCCCAAGGCGGAAGCGAGGCAGTAATGGACCCAGAACAGTTGAAGGCCGAGCACCCCGCAGTCTACAAAGCGGTGGTCGAACTCGGTGTGCAACAGGAACGGGACCGCGTACAAGCGCACATCAATCTCGGCGAGACCGGCGACATGAAGGTGGCACTTGAGGCGGTCAAGGACGGCAGCGATGTCACGCAGAGCATCTACTCTGCACATCTCGCGGCGGGCATCAATCGTCGCGACATCCAGTCGCGCGAGGATGAAAACGAGCACGTCGAGGGAGCCACCAATGGCGCCAAGACGAAGCACGAGGACACGGAAGACGAGATGCAGGGACAGGTGCTGATGCACCTCAAGCGCCTCGTCGGATTGGGGGCAATCGAAAATGGCTGATCCAACGGTCACCAACGTAGACGTTGGTCAAATCGCGATCGGAGTTTCCGACTTCGAGCACCACGTCTGGACCGCTCTTGCGGCGGACACCCTGGTGGCGGGGACCATCCTGGCCCGCCTGACCTCCAGCGGTAAGTGGGAAATCTACGACCCAGGCGGGAGCCTCGGGCTCGAAATCGCCAGAGGCGTCCTCACCTACGACGTCTCGGCCACCGGGGCGGGCGACGTCGAAGTCGATGTCCTCGTACGCGGCACGGTCAATCAGGACCGGTTGATCATCGACGCGGACGGCGACGGCAGCAATGTCGATGAGGCTGTCGTCGACGACCTGAACGATCACGGAATTCTTGCGAAGCCGGTCAAGCAGCTCGGCCAGCTGGACAACCAGACCTAAGGAAGAGGGCACCGGACAATGAGTACCGAACAAACGATTCAAATGTTGGAGCTCTACCGACAGCAGGTGGCGGCTCCACGATTCCTTTCCGGCATGTTCCAATCGCCAGCAAGGAACTTCCACAGCTCGCAGGACGTCGAGATCGATATCCTTCGCGAGGACGAGGAAGTCGCCGTCACCGTGGCGGATGTCTCCTCTGGGGCACGAATGAACGAGGCGACCGTTCTCACGAACAAGCGCTTCACGCCGCCGGTGTACAAGGAGGCGGGCCCCATCAACGCGTACCAGCTCATGCTGCGTTCCGCGGGCCAGGATCCATTCCAAGATCCGTCCTACCAGGCGAACGCGATGCGGGCGTCCATGGACATCGGTCGCAGGTGTGAGGAGAAGATCCGTCGCGCTGTGGAGCTCATGGCTTCGCAGGTGCTTCAGACCGGAACGCTCACGCTCAAGAACGAAGCGGGCAACTCCACGTTTACCATGGACTTCTTCCCGAAGGCCGCGCACTACCCGCAGGTTGCCGTCTCTTGGGCCACCTCCGCGACAGCAACGCCGATCGATGACCTCGAGTCACTGGGCGCCGTCATTATGACGAACGGTCGCGAGATGCCGACCGATCTCATCTTTGGTAGCACGGCCTACATGGAGTTCATGGCATGCACGCAGGTGTTGAACTACGCGGACAACCGGCGCATCAACATCATCAACCTCGACCGTCCTGAGCTTCCTGGCGAAGGCGCGGTCTACCACGGCACTCTCGCGACGGGGCAGTACCGGTTCAACTTGTGGAGCTACCTCGGTCGCTACAAGGACGTTGAGACGGCCGCCATCACAGAGTACGTGGATCCGAATCTGGTCATCATGCTCAATCCCAACTCGCGCCGCGACCTGACCTGGGGCGGTATCCCCACGATCGGTGGGCGTGACCCGCGGGCCCTTCCGTTCATGCCTGGACGCGTGTCGTCCACGGCTGGCGGGATTGACCTGCACTACAACGCCTGGGTCGAGAAGGACAACACGGCACTGACTGTTCAGGTTGGAGCTCGTCCGCTCACGATCCCGACGGCAATCGACACCTTCGGTTGCCTCAACACCGTGCAACCGTAATGGGTGACGAGAAAAAGAGCGGATCCAAGTGGGGGGAGCTGGCCTCGATTGGCGCGACCAAGACGAAGCCCGCTGCCAAGAAGAAGGCTCCTGTAAAGAAGGCGGCTCCGAAGCCGACCAGCTACCTCATCGCTGAGGGCAGGGCAATCACGGCACACGGTAGGATCTTCGGCCCTGGCGAGGAGATCACGGCGGACCAAGTCGCTGACATCGAAGCCCTGGTCAAGGGCGGTCATGTGGTGAAGGCGTAATGCCAATCTGGTGAACAACATGGGGCTACGACAACAGGCACGGTTGGACGTCCGCACGATCCTCAGGGATACGGACGGCTTCGCTTGGCCTGTTGTCGTGACCGACCCCGATGGGCGCTCGGCGTGCATCAAGGGGTTCTCGACAGATATTGCGGACCTGATTGATCCTGAGACGGGTCAGGCAATCAGCGGCAGACAGGCAGAGGTCAGTTTGTCGATGGACTCCCTGAGAACCGCGGGGCTCTCGCACCCGGCGCACATCGCCAGCGAAGACGGCAAGCCATGGCTCATCAGGTTTGAGGACATCGAGGGCATCCCGCACACCTTCAAGGTGATGCGCAGCGCCCCTGATCGAGCCGTGGGCCTGATTCTCTGTTTCCTCGAGGCGTACGTTGCATGATCCCGTTTCTCATAGACAAGCAGGACACGATCGAGGTGGTTCGAGACCAGATCGGTGCGATCCTCGCGTCAGAGACGGCGAACCAGCAGCAGCTCGCCCTGGTCAACGGCGAGGATCCATCGCAGTGGGTCTTCCGCACGTACATCGAGCGTAGCAACCCGTGGTCAGAGTTTCTCGACGCGACGGAGCCGCTCCCGCCGGTCATCAACGTGACGGTTGAAAGCGCGGACTACCAGATGGCGAGGTCGACCATCGTCGGCGAGTTCATCGGCACAGAGGCGCTGTTCAACGTCGACTGCTACGGGCACGGCATGGGCTCGGACGATCCCTCCGAGGAGGGGCACACCGCCGGCGACAAGATGGGCTGTATCGAGGCGCTACGCGCTGCACGGTTTGCCCGCAACGTGCTGATGAGCGCGGAGTACATCTACCTCGGGCTCCGGGGCACGGACAAAGAGCAGTGGGTCCACCGCAGGTGGGTCGACGGAGTTGCGATCTTCCAGCCGGCGCTGGAGGGGCGGGAGCTCCAACATGTGGTCGCGGCGCGATTGGCGCTCCGCGTAGAGTTCAACGAGTTTGCGCCACAGCACACTGGGATGCCTCTCGAGGGTGTGACGGCGACAGTGAAACGAAGAAGGACCGGCGAAGTGTATTTTGTCGGAGACTACCAATGACGGGGGCTAAGCTATGAGTGTTGACGTATCGGCGGTGGCGAGGGTTCTCGGCATCACGACAGAATACAAGGACTTGCGGGGGTCCAGCGTCGTCTTTCTCCCGCAAGCTATCGCGGTGGTCGGCCAAGGCACGACTGCTATGAACGCGAGCTACACCACGACGGCGGTTCAGAGCTCGAGCCCCGCGGACATCGGGACAGCCTACGGGTTTGGCTCTCCGCTGCACCTGTCGGCCAAGCAGCTCTTCCCGGTCAACGGGGACGGCGTCGGAACGATCCCGGTGACGTTCTATCCGCTCAAGGATGATGCGTCGGGCGTGGCAGCCACTGGCGACATCGCGCCGACGGGCGCCGCCACCGAACAGGCCAGCATTTACGTCTACATCGGCGAGGTGCGGACGGACGAGATCGTGATCCCGGACTCGGCAACGGTGGCAGACGCCTGCGATCTCATCCACGCTGCGGTTGCAGCCCAGGTCGACATGCCGGTGACCTCGGTCGACAGCGCCACCTCGGTGGACTTCACGTCAAAGTGGGAGGGCGCGAGTGCCAACGACATCAAGATCCGCATTGAAGGATCGGTGGCAGGGCTCACGTTGGCCATCACCCAGCTCTCGAGCGGCGCAGCCAACCCGGACGTGACCACCGCAACCGACCAGTTCACAACCCGGTGGGAGACCATGGTACTCAACTGCCTGGAGCCGGCGGACACCACCACACTCGACCTCTTCCAGACTCACGGCGAGGGCCGAT